CCGCCATCACCACCGGGAGCGGTGAACGCCCCAACAATGCTGCCAACGATCACGTCGGCATCAATGTCCAGGACGCCGCCTCCGCCGCCTGCGCCAGCGGGGCGACCCACGGCACCTGTCACATCAGCACCCTTGCCACCCTTGCCACCTCGAGCGCGAAACCTTGGGTACACACCAGCGAGAGTGAGAGTGCCGACGCGAAAGCGTACGTAGGGCGCACCTGAGCCGCGTCTGCCTCCGTAGCGCGTACCCGAGTCAGCCCCATCGGTGCCTCCAAGGCCGCATGCTGCCGACGTCGGGTTGTTGCGCTTGTAGCGCGTGGTCGACGTGTTAGCAGCGTTAGCCCCGGCCCCACCGTAACGCAGGACACCGCCACCGTTGTCGATGGCGCCATAAGGCAAGCCTGTAAGATCGCCGACTGCGAGCGTCGTTGCGGGAGCGACAACGGTCCAGCTCAAGCTCACCGAGCCATCGGAACCATTCTGACCCGTTGCAGTGCCTCCGTTTGCGCCTCCGTTGTTCGTGACGGTGGTGCCAGTTCCTGTCGCTAGGTTATCACCGCCACCACCGCCACCACCACCATTGGTTGACGACGCATCACCACCGCCACCACCGCCGCCGCCGTAACCGCCGCCGCCGCCGCCGCCGCTGCCACGCGTCGTCGTGGCACCATTGCCCGCAGCACCACCGTTGCCATCACCTACGCCGCCCGCAGGACCATCACCGGTTGCAGAGTTGCCGTTTGCACCCCCGCCACCGTTCTTGACTCCGCCAGCTTGACCTGCGTTGCCTGCACCACCTGCAGTGCCGCCGCCGCCGCCAGCACCTGCGTTGCCTTTGGTTCCTCCGCCCGCCGAGTTACCGGCGGAGCCGTTGGTTGCAGAATCACCACCTGCGCCAGGGGCGCCGCCACCGCTGCCTTCACCGCCACCACCGCCACCACCGCCAGCGATGGCCAGTGGGTTTACACCGCGATAGATGCCGGAGCTGCCTCCACCACCTGCGCCAGTGCGCCTCGAGGTGTTGTGCACTGCTCCGGTCACGCCACCAAGACCAACCGAAATCAGCAGGGTCTCGCCAGGCGTAACCGTGAGCGTTCCCTGCACGCGGCCACCCTTGCCGCCGTTGGCCTTGCCGTAGCCACCGCCTGCACCCTTGACGTCGTAGTCAATCGAGGTGACGCCAGCGGGCACGGTGAACGGCACCGCAAGGCCTGTTGCATAGGTCGCTAACCCAGAGACACCATCGGCACCGTCATTGCCATCACAGCGGATCGGGTTCGCGGGGCCATTAGTCGTGTCGATGAAGTTGGCACAGATCTCGAGACCCGCCTTGCAGCGCAGCACACCGGTGGCAGCTGGCGCCCAAGTGATCGAGTTGTATTGAGCATCGGCAGTCACGTCGATGTCGACGTTGGCGATCACCAGGTTCGTTGCGGAGTCGGTGATGGGCCCAAGCGGGGTGAGCGCGAGCTGAAGCGCAAGGATCTGGGCCGCGTGCTTCTTGGTGCGACTTGCCAATTGGCGTAACGCGATGTTGTCGACACCGTCGCGCGTGTACGCGACGTTTGCATGCGACGCGGCAGCGAGAGCGCCGCCACCGAGCGTGGTGATGACGCCCGTCCTCAGGTTCACGTTGTAGTCAACACCGGCAGTCAATGCGGCGCCCGCCCCACCTGCGACCTTCACCACGACGCTCAGCAGGTACTGGTGCGGCAGCGTGATGGTGCTCGCCGTGATCGCGTAGTCAGCAGCGGCAGGACCGTTGACTGGGCTGCCTTCGACAAGATCCGTCTGCTCGAGGCGGCGAATGGTTGGCTCGTAGTACTCCTCTTCAAGCTGCGACATGCCAGACTCCCGGATCGTTCAGCCCCGACTCATCATCGACCCAAAACACTTCGAAGCGCGCAGAGAGTCGCTTCCACTCGACGATCGTCTTGTTGATCGCGTCCAGCTGCTCAGAGCTGGGTTCACCCACTACCACCACCCAGAAGACGTACAGCGGCGGTTGGCGATGCCGGTTGCCACCGTTGTGTCTCCAAGTGCCATCGTAGAGGAATGGCACACCAACCGACGGCGTAACGCGGTTGGTGATGCCGGCCGCGTCGAGCGCATCCCACACGGCAAAGTCGGTGCCGCGGTGTCTGCGGCGAATGATCGTGCGCTTAAGCAGGGCGCGCCGTGCTGAATCGTCCGTGGTCAGGTGCCACGTGTCACCAAGCGCACCGAACTGCCATGCAAGCACCGGCAGCGCGCTCGCGTCCACGCTATCAATCACGTAGACGATCACTGCAGCGGTGGACAGTGCCGCGAAGCGCTCGGCCGCCAGGCGGTCCAGTGCCTTCATGCGTTCATCGGCAATCGACGCCGGAATAAGTTGATCACTCATCGCCGACCTCCGATGAAACCGAACTGATCGAGATGCTGATGCTGGTGCAGCGAGCCCAAGAGTCGACGTCAGGAAGCACGTCGCTCGACGGCTCGTTCAACGTCATCGAATGCACACCCGGTACGGTCAGACGAGCGCGCACCTGATCCATCGGCGCGCTTCGCCCGAGCTTGCGCCTCGAGACGCGGTACGCCTCGGCCGCTGCCTGCGCTGCTGCGAGCACCGTGTCAGGGTCGGCGTCCTTGTAGATGGTCAGCTCAGTGTCAATGGTGAAATCGTCGCTGTCGGACGCCTCGACCGAGACGGTATCAGTCTGCGGTCGCACCTTCTCTGCGGTCAGCTTGGCCTCGACCAAGTCGATTATCTCTGGCGTGATATTGCCGCCATCGTCAAGCAGCACAACGCGCACCGTCAACGGGTCGTCACTGATCGCCACCACGTCCTCGATTGCCGCGCTCGCGGATCGCGCGTGGAACTCGTAGGCCTCCTTCGCACCGGCGGTTGTGTACCCATCAGGCGCACCCAACATGCGTTCTTGATACCGTGGATCGATCTCGGCGGGTGCCCCGCCTGCCGTCAGGCTAAGGTTTGCAACTGAATCAATGCCAGGAACCGAGTCAACGAGCTCCGAGATCTGACCTGGAAGATAGCCGTTGCTCTGAGCTCCCGCAGTGGTCGCTTTCACCGACACGTCGACATACAGATCGCCCTCGAGCAGCACCGCTGCGGCGGTCGTCGCAAACACAGCGATGCTGTCCTTGCTGCGTACCCGTGTGCCTTCCGGGATCGGAATGTCGGCACCTGCGGCCTCTTCAATGGCAAAGCGCTGAGTGGTGATGCCGTACGTTGCCTCAAGGCGTGGCGCATCGATCAGGGCTCCCAGGTGATCGAGCATTGGGAACCGTGCGTAGTAGAGCAGGTTCTGCTTGGCAGCTTCTTGGATCGCAATGCGGCAGAGCGACTCGCGATAGGCGAACGTCTTGAGCATCATCCACTCAGGCTGATTGGGGGTCAGTGCAATGCCAGTCAGCCCTTGCCAGTGCTCGAACACTTGACGCTCGATGGTCTCTGGATCGCGCTCGACGAAGTTGGGCTCTGCGAGGCTCATCGGATCGAGACCTCCGTCTCGCGAGCGTCACTCGAGCTTGAAGGCGTCCACAGCACGCGGACACGGATCGATGAGTCCTCGACCACCGGAATGACTTGCACGATGGTCGCCCGACTCTCCCACTTAGCGAGCGCTGCCATGCTCTCACGCACAATACGCGCAGCGGCGATGCTCATGGGCAGGTCGACGATCTGCAGCCAGTCGATGCCAAAGTCGGGCTGCAGCGGCAGCTCACCAAGCTGGGTCTTGAGGATGAGGCGAATCGATTGATCGATAGCGTCAACACCTTGCAACACCTCGCCAGTGCCGCCGAGGCGGGACTGCCAATTGGTGCTGAGTTGCGTGACGTCGACCATGTCTGCTACGTGTTTCTACCAGCGGGTGAACGGGGCTCTCACTGCATAGACTCTGTGGTTAGTCGCTCGAGGTGCTGCTCGCGGCGAGCGGCGGCGGCCACGATGCAAGCGCACCCACGAGCGCCGCTTTGAAGCTGGCACCACCATCGAGCGGCACGATGGGAGCGCCGCCAATCGCGGCCTTGAGCGTGTTGAGGGCGGTCGCAAGGGGCGTTGCGAGAGCAACCGGGCTCGCGCCAGCGCCGACCTTGAGTGTCGCCTTGCACTCAACTGCTGGGTCGATGGTGACGACACCAGCGGACTCGATGTGCACAGCCGCGGGACCCGCGATGTGCAGCAAGCTCGCGCTGCGGCTGAACTCGATGGTCGTGCCGTCGCTGAACACCACCCGGCGCACGTCTGCGTTGCCGTTGGTGGGCTTGTTTGCTTCGGTGTAGAGCGCACCGAGAATGCAGCCAGCTTCGTCGCGCTCGTCCATCATGCAGGCCACGAGTTCGCCAACGTCGGGCAAACCATAGTCTTGGTTCGCTTGCGTGTTGGCCTGCAACACGTCGAGCCAACCCGAGATGCGATCCTGCTTGTCGGGAAACCTCACCTTCGCTCGACACCGATCGGCATCGACAACGGTCACGACGCCCTTACGGTACATAGGTCACCTCGGCGTCGACGGTCCAGCCGCCGGACTTGGTCAGCCGGTGCGTCGCCTTGTCGATGATGTACTTGCCGCCCACGCGATAGAGGTTCTCGGTGATGCCGATCACCGCACCCGAGCACAGCAGCGGGTTACCGATTAGAGTGACCTGACCCGTTGCAGCGAGTCGGTTCGCAGCGAAGAGATAGGCGCGTGCTTTTTCTTCGGCCTCGGCTACCGTCTCGACGCGCACGTTCTTGTAGAGGATCTCGCCAAGCACCTTGTCCTCGCTGCCCTTCGGACGGAAACCCATCTCGATTGCAGCCTTCCAGGTCTCAGCTTCGACGACGCCATTCTGCTCGATGCCCGCCTGCGCCTCCAGGATCTTCGTGCCGTGCTCAGTGATGGGGCCGAACCACTTGTCGATCTTGTAGTCGTACCATCCTTTGCTCTTGAGCCAGATCTGCCACTCGTCTACGAGGTCGCCCAAGTGTCCAGTATCGGGCTGGGGTTTACGCTTCAGGATCTCGTCGGGTATCTTGATGTCACCCGGCACGACTTCGGGCCCACGCAGCCGCATGTTGGCGATGAGCGCGCGACCTCTGATGGGCTGCCCTGTGTCGCTGTCGAAATACGAGACCTCGCATGCCACATAGGTGTGCTGCGTGGTCGATTTGAAGCTGTAGCGCTTCAGGTCCGAGAGCTCGTAGACGATGACCGGATCCACTTCCTCGAGGGCGAGTTGCTCCCAAAACACGAGCAGCTTGTCGCGCACGTTGAACGCGTAGCCATACTCGTCAGCGAGCTTCTTCAAGAACTCGAGATTGGTCTCGTCGGCTTGGGTCACGAGCTTGAGCGGCACGTCGCGGATCGTGCCCAACAGAGTGAGCTCCTGCTCGGTGGCGAGCTGCGTGGCGATGCCTTTGAGTGACTGGTTTTCGAAGGTGCGGTTCTGCTTGGTGCGCAGCGGGTTACTGGTTCCGGCCGCAAGAGAGCGAATGGTCACGGTGTCAGGTGGTCCTTCGAGCTGCACCTCGTCGACCTGAAACTTACCGCACGGCAACAGCTCTTGACCCTCGTAGCCGATCGAGAGCTCGAGGCGGTCACCTTTGCTCGGGTACCAACCGGTCTTCCACATAGCGCGAGTGTCCTCGATGCCGAGCTCGAGCGTGTCACTCTCACCGTGCTTGTTGTCGGTGTACGTGACGGAGGTGACCATCGGCGCGATGAGCGACGAGGCGTGCGTGCTCTCGTAGTTGAGCACCCAAGTAGGGTCAGCCATTGGACCTCTTCCAAGGTGGCAGTTTGGTGGCGATGGTCTGCGCCGCCGTGCGCTCGATGAGCGGGATCGCGAGCTTGAGGCCTGCGGGTAACACAGGGCGAATTGGCACCGTGGGATTGGCCGCGATGATGCGCTCGTAGCCGTACCGGTCGCCGTAGAACCGATGGGCAATGCTGTCCCAACGGTCGTTCTGTTGCGTCACATAGGGGACGTACTCGGTCATCATGCTCTCGCGATCTGACTGAGAGGTACGTCGTTCGGGTTACCGGTCGAGTCGACCTGCTCGGGTGTCGTGCGCTCGGGCTGCGCGAAGTCGAACACGCCAACTGGGATCTGCGCTGGTGCCTCTGGTGGTCGCGACTCGCGCAGCTGCACCTGCAGCACCATCGAGATCGGCGTGCCGTTGGCAGTTGCCCAATCCCACGGCTGGTCAATCTGCTCGATCACGAACCACCCAAGCAGGAACCCATTGCCGAGCTGCAGCGGCACGGGTTCACCTTTTTCGCCTAGCGCCTCGAGCTGCGCCAGCACCAGCGAAGTACTCGCCCCAAGTAGCGGGTGTATCCGCACACCGATCTTGGGTTGACGTGGCTTCTTCCCAACGCGCTGCAAAGGCGGCAAGTCAGCGATGGTCTCGTGGCTTACCCAGTTCCAGCTGCGTGACGTGTCGAAGCTCGACACGCACAGTGCGTCGAGAGCAACGTCGCCCAAGAGCACGAAGTTAGCCATTGAACGACCCTCGACTCTGGCGCTTCGCTTCGGCCTGCACCGCCTTGTACAGAGGACCACCGTTGGCCCGGACCCACTGCTCGAGCACGGCTACGGCACCCGCGCCGTCGGTGTTGCCGTTGAGGTTGATCACCACCTGCAGGGTGGGTTGGAGATTGGCGCCGGTCGAACCACCCGCCGCAGTCTGCTCGCTTGCGGGAGCCTGCGGTTTCGGTAGCGGTAGCACGCCAGGCAAGCTGGCCATCACCGGCATAGTCGTGAACGCCTGGGGCACCAAGTCCGAGACCGCTGGCGCGTTCACCACCGGCATCGTACTGAACGAGGGCACGCGGTCCGAAACGCCAGGCGCGTTGACTGGCATCGTGGTGAACGCTGCAGGCGAGCTTGCGGCTGCCGCGCTAGCAGCGGATGCGACGCCCGTCATGGCCTTGACCAGCGGCGCAGGGTGCACGGTGTCGGCGATGGTCTCGACCAGGCGAATGCGGTCGAGGTCGCTGAGTGGACCTTCCTTTGCGGGACTGAAGGGCAGCAGGTTGCGGACCCGTTGCACGATGCCGGTCACCGCATCGACGGGCATCTGCGCAACCGCCATGATGCCATCGACGAGCGTCTGAATGAGACGCTGGCCGCTCGTGAAGAACAGCTGGGCAACGCCGTTGAACTCGGCCTGCACCAGCCCAGGCAGCGCCTGCAGCGCGGTTATGATGCCGTTGACGACGCCGCGACCAATGCTGCCCCAGTCGAGCGAACTGAGCCAGTTCCAGGCCGCCATGAAGGCGAGTGACAGCCAGTAGAGCGGGTTGATGATTTTGAGCGCCCAGATGAGCCCGTCAGCGACGTAGCCACCGATGGCCTTCCAGTCGAAGGTGGACATCCACGAGATGACCGCACCGAACGCGCGAGCGATCCAGTAGATGGGGCTCAAGTACTTCAGCACGTTGAGCACGCCCGCCACGAACCCGAGTTCGAAGCCTGCCTTGATGTCCGCCCAGATGCCCTTAAAGAAGTTCGCGATCGGGTCCCAGTACGCGTAGATCAATGCGGCTGCAGCGACGACACCGAGCACGATCCAGGTGATGGGGTTGGCAAGCAGCGCGGCCGCAAACGTCCACGCAGCAGCGCCACCGCTGATGAGCGCAGGCACGAGGCCCCACATCGCGCTCACCATGCTGCCGATGCCACTGGCGAGCGAGAGCGCCTGTCCACCAAACATCGCGATGCCACCGAACACGATCACGAGCGGACCAATCACCGCCATGAGCGCACCAACGGCCGCGACGATCTTGATGATGGTCTTGGTGGCCTCCTGGTTGTCACTCATCCACTTGCCGACCCACTGCAGCACAGCCAAGAGCTTGGGCACTAGCTGTGCGACCCATTTGCCGAGTTCACTTGTCGCGTCAGCGAAGATCTGAATGACCTGCGGGTTCTGATCGAGCCACGTGCCGAACGCGTCAACCACCTTGAACACGTTTGCACCGAGCCCTTGCAGTGCTGGCTGCAGCTTATCGGCGACGCTCACCTTGATCGCGTCGATGCGGTTGTTCAGTATCTCGAGCTGCCCACTGCGTGTGCTCTCGATGAGCTTGGTTGCGGTGGCTGCAGCACCCGCCGAATCCTTGACGGTGTTTAGTGCGCTCGCGAGATCGTTGCTCTTACCGAGCATCAATGAGATCGCCCGGAAGCCCTCATCCCCGAACGCTTCACGCAGCGATTGGGCAATGTCCGGCGTCATGTCCTTGAGCGACCCGAACTTGCCTTCCATGTTGCGAAGGGTCTGCGTGAAGTCGAGCGTGCCGTCCGCTGCACGCGCGACGGTGAACCCGAGCTTGGTGCCAGCGCCGTCGATGCGGGAGAGCACCGCCGCAAAAGCGGTGCCCGCCATGCCGCCAGCAAGGCCCGCACTATTGAGCGCGCCGATGGTGGTCGAGAGCTCTTCGAAACCGAGCTTGGCGGCCTTTGCTGCGGGGATGCCGAAGGTCAAGCCTGCGGCGAGCTGACCGAGATTGGCGAACTGAAAGTTCTGTTGGGTCTTGGTGATGACGTCACCGAGACGCCCGATCTCTTGCGAGGCTGGCGCCGCCTTGTCGCCCATGTTGTTGTAAGCAGTAGCGACGAGCGCAGCTGCTTCGGTCGCATCGCCCATCGTCGCCTTGGCGGTGAGCATCGCGGTGCGCGTGGCTTCGACGGCTTGCTGCTCGTTCAGCCCGGCGCTGATCATCATGTACGTCGTATCGACGAACTTGTCGGCCGAGTCGGTATGCGTCTTGGACCAGTCGAGCGCGGCAGCCTTGGTGCGCGCCATCGCATCCTCGACACTGCCGCTCATCGGCACAACGACCGAGCCGACCTTGACGAGTGCATCCTCGAGCTTCCCAGCAGGCTCGAGGCATGAGTTGACCGCGCCCATGATGGCGCCGGTAATCTGCTGCCCAGCCATCTGCATAGCAGCCCCGCTGATGAGCGCGCTCTGCCCGATGCTCTTGAGCTGTTCACCGGCAGCGCCAAGGCCGCCGAGTGCCTTCTCAACGCCGTTGATGACGCTGGTGGCCTTGTCGACGGCGCTGATGACAACTGCGAGCTCGAAGAGGTTCACGTGCTTGCTCTCCTCTGCGCTTCGCGTTGACGCTCACAATAACGACTGAACTCTTGGACCTCGCAGACGAGGTCCTCTTCACTCATGTTCTCGATCTCGGTGGCGGTGAGATAACCTTCCGCCTTCAACTGGGCAAGGTGGTCGGCTGTGATGGTGTAGCGGGCGCCGGATCGAGCAGATTCTCGACCACCTTCCTTGCTTTTCCCGTTGTAGCGTTCAACACCTCGAACGTGTCCTCGTCTGACAGTTCCAGGATGTCCTCGTACGTCTTGCGCTCGCCATCGAACGTGCATTTGAGCGAGGCCAGCGCAAATACGAGTGACATGTTGCCGTCGCGCTGCACATCGATCATGCGTGACGCGGTCAAGATGTCCTTGCCTTTGCCCTTGTAGACGACGAGCTCGATGCCGCTCGGTAGCTTCAGCGTCGTCTGCACTTCGCGAGTTGCCGCCGCGATCGCAACGTTGGGAGTCGTCATGTTCAGCTACCTCCGAGGTTCGCGCGGAAGTCAGCGAGCAAGTCTTGCCCGTCGACCTTCCAGATGTTGTTGAGGATGTCCACTTCGACGAGTTCACGCTTGTCGAGCGTGACCTTGACGTAGTCGACCGCGAGTTCGTCCTCGTACTCGGCTGCCTCCTGCGGCTTCAACGTGCCGAGCCCCGACTTCTTCCAACGGCCCCGCACGTCAATCACGAGCGGCACCTGCGCAATGCGCCCGTCGGCACCGTAGGTCTCATGGGACGCGCGGAACTGCAGCGCCTGCGTCTGGAACGGATTGGCGCCAAGGATCGCAGCGTCCGCATAGTAGCCCGCCCACTTGATCGTCATGCTCATCGCCTCGAGCCCAGCGGGCAGCTCGATGGTGCCGATCATGCCGAGCCCCACGTGCTCGACAATCTTGGCAGTGAGCTCGGGTAGCTTCGCCTCGCTCACGCGGCCCAAGTGGTCCTTGGCGCCGGTGTACACGTTGGCGTTCATGATCTTGCTGATGACGGGTGCGGGCATTGGGTAACCTCACGGAACAGGGGTAAAGGGAATCGCGCTCAGGTGAGAGGACCGAATCAGGCAGCGCTGCCGAGGGACTGAAGCAAACTCACGTCGAGCATGAACGACTCGAACGTGATGCGTTCGGCGGCAGGGTTCGGGTGCCCAACGAGGTCGATGGTCAAGTGGCCAGCGGCGACTTCCTCGGGCGGGTTCTTGCTGTCGTTGAACTCGGCGCGGCTACCTTGTGGCAACGCGCCGCGCCCGATGAGCGTGCGGATGTAGGCGTTGGCCGAACCCAAGATGCCACCGATCAACGCTGGCGTGATGGGCAGATCCATGTACGGCAGCATGCCCATCTCAAGCGACTCGTGGACTTGGTCTGCCACGCGCCGACCGGCAATCTGAGCGAGCACCGTCGTATCGCTGGGGAACGCACTCGAGCGATTGCCCCACGTGCGATAGCCAGAGCCGAAGGCATTGAACACGGTGACGACGCCGACCGCGTTGAGCTGGTTCGCTTCGCAGTCTGGATCGTTGAGGCTTGCGCTGACCGGCAGCTCGAGGCCGGTGATGCTCTTGAGCTCCTTGTTCGACGGTGAGAACCAGAAGCCGTTCTCCACATCGTTGCGACACATCAGGCCCGCCATGCTGGCGCTGTAGCTAGCAAGCGCGCTTCCGATCTTCACGTGGGGGAACAGCGGGATGACGCGCTGCGAACTCACGTTGAAGTTGATTTCACCATCGGGACCGCGGCCCTCGATTGCCTCGTCGAAGGTGGTGCCAACAGGTGCATCGACCAACGCAACGGCGCGGCAGCGATTGGCAGCGGCGAGCTGATTGAGCGCCGCCATGACCGTCGCGTCACTGCTGTAGCCGGGGGCGATCAGGATCTTCGGAAAGTAGCCGAACTGGCTGAACGCATCGCGTAGCGCCTGCGCACCAGTACGTTCACCCGACCCACCGACACCGCCGGTGACGTCATCAGCATCGACGGCCGCGGGGTTGCCGTAGCTGTAGGCGATGTTCGCTTGCGCGTCGCCGTCGAGCGACCCGCCGTCCAGCACGGTAAGCAGACCCGTCTTGCGGTCGATGGTGTAGTCCGTGCCCTCGACTTTGGCAGCGCCCGAGCCACCATCCTCCTTGACGGTGATCGCGACGATGTCCGCATGCGCGAGCTGGATCTGCCCATCGACGATGTCGATGTCAGCGGCGGCGACGGCGGTCTTGTGCACCGACGGATCGAACACGTTCACCACGATCACGGTGCCACCGCCCTCGGCGCGAATCTGCTCGAGCGCTTGAGGGATCGAGTAGCCCGCAAGGTTCGGACCGAAGTACTTCGCATCCGCAACGTCGTTGAGGCTGAGCACATTGACGTTGACCTTCTGATCGCCGGTAGCCACCAGGTGAATTGGCGCGGTGCCAACGAGACCAATGACCGCTGTCTTGGCGGCGCGCACGGGGCGCGGGCCCTTGTTGATTTCGATGGTCTCTACGCCGTGCAAGTAGTCAGCGGGCATTAGGTGGTCTCCTCTTCACTTGGTGCGCGCCGCGAGCGGCGCCGGGAACTCGTTTGGGTGTCGGAGCCCTCGGCTGCCGCTGGGGCTTCCGTGGCGTCGGTTGCGGGCGCAGGTGACTGCGTCGCGTTCTGCTCGGTCGTGTTCGAACTGGCTGGTTCGTTTGACGGTGTCTCGACCGGCGCGACCTCCACAGCGGCCGGCACTTCCGTCAGGTGACCGCGGGCGACGAGTCGCCGGGTGTACACGTGATCGGGCGGTAGCTCGACGGTGTGATTCGGCGACAGCTTCACCCGCTGCTCTTGCTTGCCAGCAAGTCGCAACGTCGCCGAACCGATGGGCCCTTGATACAGATACAACGTCACGGAACCTCCACTTCACTCGACTCGTCGAACTCATCCACGAAGGTCGCGCGCTTGAGCGGCGGACCACTCGCGCCGTCGCCGTCGTTGACGTCAGCAGGCACACGCGGCAGCCGCGTCGCCAAGGTCACGGAGTAACGCCAGACGCCATCGCCGTACGCGTCAAACCCATCGCGTAGGATGAACAGTGGCGTGCCCCCGCGTTGGAGCTTCAGACCATGCGCGAGACTGATGACCGACTCGAGGTAGGCACTCGAGCCCGTGCCGCCGTTCAGGTCACGCGTGAGCACCGTCACATCGAAGCGCATCTCGCGCATCTGCACTGGCACACCGAGCGACTCCGGTTGCATCCAACCGGAGCCTGCATAGCCAACCCAGATCGCGGCTTTCGGGTGAACGAACCCCTTCTTCGCCGCGGCAGGCTTGTCGGGGAACTCGGCGCACTCGGCTTGATGCCCAAACGCATGCTTGAAGAGAGCAACGAGCTCGGCCACCATGTCGGCGCTGATTGCGGTGCTCATGCGCCCTCCAAGAAGTCAGTGATGACTGCACGGATCTCGGTGCGGTCGGCCTCACTGATGCCAAGGTAGGGACGCGCAGGAATCGTCACCTTCTTGCCTGGGCCTGCTTGGCCACCAAGCTGGTGAATGCGGGCGTACACCATGTTGGTACCGATGGCGACATCACTGCCGGCGACCTTCTCGTCGAGTGAATCAAAGAGGTGGTTATGGTCACGCAGGATGTCAGCACCCTCGCCACGCTTGGCCTCCGTCGCTGGTGAGTGACCGTCCCAACCTGAACCAGTGGGAGTCTGCTCATCGAGGAACCGTTGCTGGGTCGATGCGACCAGCGCGCCGCCAATGGTATCCAACGCGTCACCCAAGCGATGAGTGCGTTGACTCAGTGCTCGCAGCGCGGGCCCGAAGTCCTCTTGCATATCGACACGGACTTGGACCGTCACGACTCACCTCCGAGATCGCCGAAGCTCTTGAGGCTGCCGTCATCAAACAACGCGGGTGGCGCGTCGAACGCGACGTCGTCTGCAGCCTTGGGCTCCGAGCTCGACAGGCGCTCGAGGTAGGTGACACTCGTTGCGTGACCATCGCGAATCGAGTCGAACAACTCGCCGGGCCGATTGCCCGCAAGCAGCGCTAGTGCGATGCGCGCTTGGTGAGCGTCGAGAGTCGACGCCGGTGGCACGTCGGCCGTAGGCAAACGGTACGTGTAGCCGTCGATGACCCCCATCGAATCGTCGAGCGCGCGCTGCACCTTCACGCTGTCGACCGCCGCCGCATTGGGGTCGGTCAACTGCGCGATGAGCTGCGCATCGTGGCGCTCGAGGAACTGTGAGAGGGTCAGCACGGTGGTGTCTTCAGATGAACGCTAGGCTACGTGGGCGCAGGCTCAGTCGCCCTTGACCGGATCGCCGCCAGCAGGCTTGTTGGGGTCGCTGTTACCGGCGAGGTCGCTTGGGTCGCTGTTACCGGCGGGCTTTGCCTTCTTGCCCTTGGCCTCTTCGACCAACACCAAGTTGCCCTTGGCGAGGATGTGAGCCGCGCGCTGCTCTGAAATCGTGACGACCTTGCCGGGCGCGTGCAGCTTGCCGTTGGCGCGCACGTGCGTGTTGCGAACGATGTAGTTGGGCATGATATGTTCCTGTCTTTAGGTTTACGTGATGAGCCCGAAAGATCGGACGCTCAACCGGCGACCACGTCCTCCCAGAAGTACGCCGCGTGAGGCGCAACCACGAGCTCCTTGACGCTCTCGCCGGTGCGCACCAGCTCGCCGCCGCGCATGCCCACCATCTTGTCCTCGAGGCTGCCCGCAACGCGCTTGCCATACTCGGCAGTGAACCCGAAGGTCAACCCGCCAACGGTGGCCGCAGTGCGGTCGCGATAGAACGCAGCGACATGGTTACCCCAGGCGCGAGTCTTGTTGGGCGCCTCGCCGGGCTTGGCGGTGTTGAGCCACCCGCTGCCAACGAGCACCTCTTGCACCTCGAGCAAGTCCGCAACGGCCTGCCGCGACGCGAAGCCCGTGTCGCCGTTGTTGCCGTGCACGGCCTTCACGACCTCGGGCAATTGACGGAACACGCTCCAGGACTTGGGCCCGAAGGCGATCGCGTTGGGACGAATCAGCGGCACATCGAGCCCCGCCGCAATCGTCTTCAGCGCGTTGCCGGCGTAGTCGTCATCGTCCCATTGCTCATCACCCGAGAGCTGCTCCTTGTAACCTTCTGGGTAGGTGCCACCGCTGAACACGAGGTTGGCGACACGCACCTCACGTCGGAGCTGAATGATCGATGCACCGAGTTGGGTAGCGAGCTCGCGAGCGTTGACGTTCTGCCCGCTTGCGTTCACGTCGTAGAACGACAGCGGCACGTCGATGGCCTCGTCACTGGTTTCACCCGGCACACGTTGACCGTCGAGCTCGAGGCGGTTGACCCGACCCGTCGGGCCCACTTGAGTGTTGGGCAAAGTGAACGCCTTCATGAGGTCGTTGAACGACGTGTACGAGAACAACGTCGATGCGACGGGCGTGCGAGGCAGCACCGCGTCAGCGATCAGAACCGCATCGGGGTTGCGGTAGGCGATCGCAAGGGCGGTCAGTGCTGGGTCTTGGGGAAAGGCAGTTGCGGGCATTGGTTGTTACCTCGTAGGTGGAGCGCTCTATCGGCTTTGAAAACTTGCGTGGTCTAGTGAACGGTCAGACGCGGCTCAGGAGAGAACCGTGTAGTAGAGCTCGACGACAGCGGCGCCCGTCGTCGCGGTGGCGACGTTGACGGTGCCGAGGACGGTCGCTTGCATGCGCACGTTGCCATAGCGCCCCGTCGGACGAATGCCTGGTGCGTTGGCGATGTGCTGGATCGTCCCGAGTGCAGCGCCGTCGACCAACTGATCGGTGTCGCCGCCCTGTACGCCCACGTCCAAGGTGAACACACCCGTGCTGCCATCGCCGAAGGCTTGAGTGACGCGAATGTCGTAGCCGAGGATGATAGCGTTGGCTGGCAAGTCCGCCGGGAAAGGAAACGCTTGCGAGCCAGCGGCGGCCGTGAGCATTGCCTCGGTGAGGGACAGTTGCATCGCGCCCACGTTGAGAACCCCTGGGGCCATCAGGCACGAGCCGATCGTGCCAGCGATACCGCTCTCGCCGGCAAAGCCGATGATGCGATGCCCAAGCGCCGCCGGGATTGCTCGACCTTGATCGTCGCTCGTGAGCGCTTGACCGCGAGTGACGACGTCACCGTACTCGACCGGCACGAGGCCGACCTTATGAATGTCACAGGTCTTGCCGCTGTCGGTCGCGAGCGCGCCCGTGATGCCGCACAGGGCATCGCTATAGAGCGCTGCCATCAGCACGACGTTGTCAGCTGCACCGTGCTTGACGATGCGGCGCGGTGACAGTGCGCCACCCGCTACCAGACTGACGGTCAACAAGGGATAGTTGTCGCTCACGATTTGCCTCCGTTCCTGAGGGCTCGAGCTGCCTCGGCCGTGGTGATGATGTGACCGCGCTTGCGCTCGGTCTCCTGGTACTCAACGATCTGTTGAGCCAACGCTTCGGGGTTGATTGGTTCGAGCAGGTCGTCGCCGGGTGCGATCTCGGTGAAATCGACGCGCTTCGGCAATCGAGCAAGCACCTCGGCCTTGAACAGCTCGAGGGGCGAGCGCGTCTCACCCTCACCAAACTCGACCGTGGTCTCTCCGCCTAGCACTCGCATCAACCCCACCAGTGTCTCGACCTTGCAAGGTAAGGGTCGACCCTCACGCACCAGCGCTTCGCAGAAGCTCTTGTGCTCCGTGGAGAGTGACGCTTGCTCGCGGTCGTTCAGCTTTCGCTCGCGCTCCGCGATTCGTTGCTCTCGGTCGCTCAGTTCTTGGAGGCGCTGCAGTTGTTCGGGCGACGTGTCGGCTCCAGCTTGCGCCCCCGGCGTAACGGTCCCGGTTCCTGCGGAACCTGGCGTCGCGGTTTGGTTCGCCTTCGTGGCCGCCTGCTGCTCATCTGCCTGCCGCAAGTTCTCTTGCGTTGCTTGCTGCGGTGGGACAACGGCTGGGTCGGCAGCGTTGGCGACGTTGCCCTTCTGGCCTGTGCCACCAGTACCCTCGTCAAAAGCCGGGTTGCCCTCGGGTTGAGCGGCGCTCTCTTGCGCGTTGTCGACGTACCAAGCAGGCAGCGCCTTGTCGGTTTCTTCCTGCCCGAACTTGCCGAGCATCCAGTCACGGAGCATCCGGAACAGGCGCGCCGACATGCGGTCACCTTCGTCGCCGAACTCGAACGTGACGTAGTGAGAAGGGTCGCCTTCGCCGAAGTTGACCGCCTTGAGACCCTTCACCGCAGGCGGCTGCGCGCCCAGGAAACCTACATGCCGCAAGTAGTAGACTCCGGGCTTCGGGTTGCTGGGAGCATTGGGTGCGTAGAACGACGCGCTGACTTTCTTGAACCGTCCCGCTTTGACGGATTCCTGGAACGCGGGATCGAGCTGTTCAGCATTGGCCACTAGTCGACCCGACCCAAACGCGAGTTGCTTCACCCAACCGTACGCGGGCCCATCGTGTGCCGGATGACCGACGCAGATGGGAGCCTCGTGCAATGCCGGGTCGTACGCTGCGGCGCTCGCAGCGAGGTCGCTCTCACCGAACGAGAGTTCGACTCCGTTCGATGCGGTATGCTTTCCAGCGCGGAAGATCTCGATCGGCGTGCTCACCGGGGCTAGACTGCCGGCAGGGGCCAGCGACAACCACCGCACACACTGTGTGGTGATCCTTCGTGGCGCAGGAGTGCGAGCCTTGGAGCGCGATGACGCGCTCCAAGGGGACAGCAAAGGTGGGACCGGTGGTCCATCGACGCGATTTGACGGTCGCGCTAAAAGACTGTGGGGTTACCCAGGCACAGCAACGCTGCATCATGCGGGCATGCGAGCGTGTTCGCCTGCAACGCTTGCTCGATGAGAACACGACGGCACAGGAGGAACTGTGCCGAGCGGTGACGGCACCGCTCATTGGTGACCCCATCGACAACCTCAAGGTGCGTGACAAGCAGATCGCTGAGCTCACTCGTTTGGGGCGCCAGGGCGAGCGCTTGTTCCGGCGTCTCAATCCCGAGATCGGTATGAGCGAACTGCCCTCGGCGCCGACGTCCGAAGTGACGCCAGAGCCCGGGTTTGCCTCGAGCGACTCTGAGCCGCCCACCAAGCGCGCTGTCCCGCATCCTGAGCGGTGATAATAAGGAGAGCTTTGGGCGCGTCCGCTCGCCGGGGCGCGTCCGCTCGCCGGGGCGCGTCCGCTCGCCGGGGCGCAAAGGCACCGTCGACCCGTTCCAAATCGTTCCATTCGCGTTTTCGGGGAGCGCGCGACGAATGTGACAGGCCCGACGAGATCGGCCCCTCTGCGTGGCGCTCAGGCGGTTTTGGGGTCCGGGTTGGGTCAGAGTTCCCCGATTGTGCTCGGCTGCCACGATGCTACCCTGTGGCTTGCGAGCGGCGATGAGCCTCGTCGGTACCTCGCAGCAACCCTCGGTCAGGCCCTGGTGCCGCTCGAAGCCGAGGACCCCCGACGGCCGCCAGGGGCCGCACTCGAGGAACACCAAGCTCACTGCACCTCGTCATCACGAGCATGCAACAAGTACCCTTGGCGCTGGCCGTCGATGTTGCTTCGCGGATAAACGTTGAACGCGCCGCCGTCCTCGACGACCACGAGCACGTCCTTATTGCCCTTGTCCTCGTAGAGTCCGATGTAACGCTTGCGGATCGTGACGCTGCCATCACGTCTACGGTGAGGCATGAGCCAAATCTCGTAGGGGTCCTCAACCGTGTCCTTGGCGTGCGGCAACAGTCGCTCGCGACGCTCGCCCTTGCCAGTAATATAGTCGAGCAGCCCGCGGCCAAACGTGACCTCGGCGCCAAGTGGATCTACTGCTTTGCCGCCGTATCCACGCGGCACACCGAAGAGCTTGGCAAAGTCTCGCTCGAGGTCAGCTCGATTGGTGCTTGTAAAGGGCGTGGGCGCTGGCTTGCGTGGCGCCTCACTCGAGCTCGGCCGATCGTAGCTCTCGAAACCTCGCACGTCAGCGAGCGGGGGCAAGTCATCCGGTGGTGTAAACCCGCGGCCCTTGCCTGGGTTGTAACCGAACCCGGGACTGATACCGGCAGGCACGCGCTCGACGGTGCCGGTTCGCGTGTTCTCCCAATTGGTGTACTCGATCTGTTGAGGTGGGCTCACCTCCAAGCCGAGACGCTCGAGGTCGCGCTCGTTGCACTGTTGCACGGAGCACTGGCAACCCCAACCGTTCATCGGCATCCACACGTCCCAGAACTCATCGTCGACCGGGCGCACCGTGTTGTGCTTGGCTTGATGCTCTGCGCGCCGGTTGCCGCCAGACCGCGCGATGTAACGGAGGTATGGCCTGCTCGACTTGAGTCGGTCGACGCGCTGCCATTGCCCCGCGTTGTGAGCCTGGCGCATGTTCGTGTCGTAAATGATGCGCAGCCGTCGAGCACTGCCGAGCTGTACCGTCTTGGTCTCACCCGTCTTTGGGT